ATTACCCACTCCTGCAAATTTGTCTAATATGTTTGGGGACATTGCTACCCTAATAGAAAAAATGGCTCTATCTGAAATTGATTCAATCAAGAGTGAAGCAGAAAATTTAAAAGAGGTTCTAGATGGGGTAAGAAAACTTTTATCAGCTTATGATTCTAAATGGATAAAATTAAGTATACCAGAAAAAGAATGGGAAATAATAATCCAAAGGTTAATAGAAGAATATCCAATGTATATTCAAACTCAAATAATGAGTTTAATTAGTTCCTTTGTCAGTTTTAATGTACCTTTATTAGGTATTCAGATTGATGTTTTAAAATTAGCTACAGATAGAGCTTACCTAAGTGAACTAGCGGCAGAGATTTCTGGATATGGTGCTGGTGTTGAAGCACAAATAGCTGCACTAGCATCCAATCTATCCCCTGAGGCAAGGCAAGCAGCAATAGATAAATTAAGAGGAGATAAATTAGACGCACTATATGATTTATTACCTTCCGAATATAAAATATTTTCCGGTGAATATGGTTTAGAGAATGGGGAATTAAAAGCTAAACAAATAATGGATTTCCTAAAGAATGAAGCTACTAAATTTATGAACGGACAATTATTTAGTGGGTTTGGTGGATTAATAGGAGCATTCGATGAGATATGGGATGCATTAGGATTACCAGGTTTACCTGTTCCTTTAACACTAGATGTAAAGGCTTTAATCGATGCAGCGATAGCAGATGCTAAAGATGATGTAGAGAAATTAGCTAATCTAAAGAATATTAAAATAGCTGGGTTCGATGTAATGGGTTTATTAGGTGGAGAATTTACAGACAATGTTGAATCCATGGAATTTACAGTAGCTAGAATAACAGCTAAGCTAAAAGAGTTTAAAGAAAATTGGCAATTATTTTTATTAAAAGAATGGATGGGTAAGGTTACTTCTTTTTTTGATGCAATAGGTTTAGGTGCACTCACAAAATTTGTTACTCTAGATTTTTGTACTTTTATGGGGCTAATGGGTATACCAAATCCAATAATCGATTTAAGTTCCTTTGGTAATATTACAACAGTAACTACACAAGTTAAAACATTAGACCAAACTCTTGCTGAAAGCGCTGCATAGGTAGTATAAATAGATATATGGCAATTACATCTGACAAGTCCCATTTAACAACACCGATTTCGATTGTATCACGAAAAAAATCTTATGCTGATCTAGATTTATCTCTAATCAAGCATGGGGTTACAAAAGATATAGTTCCGTTAATGGATGATAGAGCTATTAAAAATGCAGTCAAGAATTTAATACTAACTAATTTTTATGAAAGACCATTTCAACCAGAAATGGGGGCTAATTTAATAGGACTTTTATTTGAGCCCGCAGATGATATTACAAAAATAGAATTAAAAGATGGAATAAGAGATGTATTATCCTATTATGAACCTAGAATTAATGTTCATGGAGTAGTAATTCAAGATGATAGCGAAAGAAACCGTTGGAGAATTTCGGTTCATTTCAAAATAAAAGAATTCGGCGTTAATTCTATGGTTAACGTCGTATTAAAAAGGTTAAGATAAAATGGCAACAAATTTAAATGTCACAGAATTAGATTTCGCAGATATAAAACAAAATCTAAAAAATTATTTAAAACAACAATCAACTTTCACTGATTACAATTTTGATGGGTCGGGATTAAATGTATTACTAGATGTTCTAGCATATAATACACATTACAATGCCATGGCAGCTCATCTATCATTAAATGAAGCATTTCTAGAATCTGCACAGATAAGAGGAAACGCGGTTTCAAGAGCTCGAATGTTAGGATATGTTCCTACTTCAGAATTGACTGCTAAAGCTTCTGTAACAATAGTGGTTGATGTTAGTTCTGAATCAGGAACTATACCTGGAAATATAACAATACCACGAGGAACTAAATTAAGCACTACTGTTAGTGGATTAACTTATCAGTTTGTTACCCTAGATTCAGCTACTGCAACAAGAATAGGAAACCTTTTTACATTTACTGCTGTAGCTATTGGAGAAGGTGCATTTAATTCTATTAAATATAGAATAGATAATGATATTACAATACAAAAACATCAACTCCCCCATAAGAACGTGGACACGACCACATTGCGCGTACGCGTACAGGCGAACGAAGAATCTTCTAGCTATGATCTTTATACAAAATTTGAAACATTATTGCAAGTTGATGGAACATCTAAGGTATATCATTTACAAGAAAACTCAAATGGCTTTTATGAAGTATACTTTGGTGATAGTATCATTGGTAAAAAACCATCTTATAACAATATCGTTACCCTAGATTATGTTTATAGTCATGGTAAAGAAGCTAACGGAGCATCATCATTTACTGTAACTAATTCTATCGAAGGATTTAGTAGTATTGCCGTTACGACCCTTTCAAATTCAGCTGGTGGAGCAGATCAAGAAACATTAGAATCAATTAGATATAATGCTCCTCTAGCATATACTTCTCAAAATAGAGCAGTAACATCAGAAGATTATAGAGCTATTATTAATAGAAACTTTACTAATATATCTTCAATCAATACTTGGGGTGGAGAAGATAACGCAATACCAGATTACGGAAAAGTTTATATTTGTATTAAACCAAATACAGCAGATGCATTAACCACAGCAGAAAAAAATTCTATCACTGGATCAATACTAAAAGGTAAGAATGTAGTTAGTATTACACCTACCATACTCGATCCTAATTATTCTTATTTAGAACTAGATGTTATATTTAAATATAATCCAAACTTAACAGATAGAACTGGTGCGGATTTAGTTAGTTTAATACAAGATACCTTAGATGATTTCTCTTTAAACAACCTGAATAAATTTGATGGATTATTTAGACATTCAGCTTTAACAAAAGCAATTGATAGTTCTGATCCAGCAATATTAAGTAGTACTGTTAGACCTTACTTATTTCAAAACACAGTTCCTACAGCAAATATTCTTAATAATAAAACACTTACTTTCCCTGGAGTAATATATACCCCAAGTGGAGCATCTGAATCATGTATTACTTCTACTTCCTTTACTGATAGTAATGGAATAGTTAATTATTTTAATGATAAAGCTATTACAGATTCAACAGATAGACGAGTATTTGCCTATCAATTAGTTGGAGATATTAAAGTAACTACAATTGATAATTGTGGCACAGTTACTCCTTCAACAGGTACAGTGGTATTAAATAATTTTACTCCGGCTAATACAACCGCAATTCGAATTACAGTAACTCCTAACTCTTTAGATATCGCTCCAAAACGAGATGAAATTCTTTCGATCGATGGAACAAGATTATCAGTAACAGCAGAAGAAGATACCATTGCAACAGCAGGTTCTTCAGGTGCAGTAGATTATACAACAACTTCAAGGTTTAGAAGCTAATGGCTTTATATGGATCAGATCACGAGAATCCTAATTATGTGGAATCTGTTGGGTCTTTAAAAAGAAAGACTAAAGAAGACATTAGACTTGATTCTATAATTCCTCAAAACATATTAGAAGATTCAATTAACTCTGATGGTTCTCCGAATGTTAAAACCCTTCTAGAATATTATTATAAGTTTATGAATATGGAGGAATTTATATATACCTCTACTGAAACCAAGACCGATTTATTAGCAGCTTCTACAGTATGGGCAGGAAAAGCTAAAGCAGCTTTTAGAATTCTCGATCCTAAAAATGAAAATAATAAATTTTTTAATGGAGATACCGTGGGGAGTTCAGTTCTCAAGGTAGGTTCTACTGTAATAGCTATGACCAATAATCGTGCACCAGTTGTTTCGAACGGTAATGAACTTCCAGGTAGTTTAAAAAATTCAGCTTCTGAATATGGTAAAACATTTACAGTTGAAGATATTCCAGCGATTCACATAGGAAAAGTTGCTACATTAACTACTACTATTACCCACTGGGTTGGACCAGGACCAAGTTATGTTTTAAATGCTATTGAAGAAGCAATGAACATAGATGAGAATTCAGACGATTATCTAGGAATGATGCAAAAGGAAATAGCTCAGGCTATTCCTAGGAATTTGTCTTCAGTAGAAAAAAGAGCTCTATATAAAAATATCACAGAGTTTTATAAACTAAAAGGCACGCAAGATTCAATTGAAATATTTTTTAGATTACTATTTAATGAAACTGTCGAGGTTGATTATCCGTGGGATAAAACATTAATACCTTCTTCTGGAGATTGGGATGGTGCACAGAACAGATACTTAGATCACAAAGGATGGTTATCCGATACTATTAAACTCCAAGATTCCAAATACTATCAAAAATTCTCATATAATATAAAGACAGGCAAGAACTTATCTGAATGGAAATATGCATTTGATAAATTAGTTCATCCAGCTGGGTTTATTTTCTTTGGTGAAATTTTAATTATGACACAATTAACTAGGGCTATCCTAGGAGATAATCAGAGAGTATCACAAACAACTGTTGGAGATGGATTAATCCAAGATCCTGCTAATCCAGGATATCAATATAAATATTTAAATGTTTACCCAAGGAGCAATAGGAAAACCCTAAGCTCTATGCCAGGATTACAACCAGGTGTTATTGGTGCTGAAGATGTTGCATTACTCGTAGAAGCTTTTGCTTCTACTTTCTTACCTAATATTATAGCTAAGATTGATCAATCAGCTAATTTCTCAACAGATATATCTGGTGGAAATATAACTGCTATTAATATAATGAATGGAGGTTGGGGATATTCCTCAGCTCCTACATTAACTATTACTGGCGATAATGGTTCAAATGCTGCAGCAACTGCCACGATTGATGCCAATGGCGTGGTTGAAACGATTACAATAACAAATGCTGGAACAGGATATACAACAGGATATACCTCTGCTGCAGCTAATTCAGATGTCGGTAAAGTAAAAACAATGTTGTTAAGTAATAAAGCAGATAAAACTTATACAGTTGCTCCAACCTTAACGTTTGACGCACCAACATCGAAAGATGCGGATGGTGTTCTTCTAACTTCTAATATAACAGCAACAGCTACAATTCAATTAGATGCCGAAGGAGAAATTTCAGGATTTACTATCACCGAAGATGGTAATGGATATGTAATAAATCCTAAAATAAAAATATCCTCACCGACTGAAAGTGAGGGTCGAGGAAAAGATGTTAAAGAAATAGCGATCATTATGCTTAATCACGTAGCCAATGTTCAAGCTGGATCTTATGCATCAGGTTTTAAAACCTTAAGTGATAATAACTATTTTAATAATAAGAATAGTTATTATTCCAACAAGAAATTTAGAGATAACTACCCTATTAGCTTTTTTAGTGATAAAACCATAGGAACTAGTTATGAAACTATTATAAATAAGTATAACGTGAAAACAAATATAAATCAGGAATAAAAAATGACAGCAATAGTAACAACACCTTTTAGAGTGGTTAATGCAGAAAACTTTAAGGAAGATATTGCCGGATCCTCAGTATATGTAGGGATTGGTAAAACGGACGTATGGTCCACAGCAACATCTGACTTAACGGATGCATCCACTCCATTTACCCCACAAGATCGATTAGATGATCTTCATGAAACTTATCAGAATATGATCGGTATGAAGAAGATCGCTTCAAGCGATGTACAACACATCGTACCCAGACATACTTGGGCTACTGGAACAAGTTATATAGCTTGGGACTCAGATGATTCTGCAATATACGACAAATCGTTTTATGTAATCACTTCAGAGTATAAAGTTTATAAATGTACCATAGCCGGAGCATCTGGATCTATTGTGGAACCAACTCATATTAACACTGATCCAACAGCAGAGTCTGATGGTTATAGCTGGAAGTATTTGTATACTCTTACAGTAACAGATTCAGAGAAATTTTTAACAATCTCTTATATGCCAGTACCTACTCAACAAATGCCGACAACTGGAACAGTTAGTGGCGCAGTTTCCAGTTCAGCTAGTGTAACATTAGCAGCTGCAAATGAATATATCAAAGCTGGTATGTTGGTAATTGGTTCTGGGGTTGGAACAAGTCCAGCTCCAACTGTTGTTTCAATTACTGCAACCGCATTAGTATTATCAAGTACACAAAGTATCGCAGATACTACAGTACTTACATTTGGTAGATTAGGCGAGACTGATATTAATTACGCAAATCAAACTGCACAAATGAATGCACTAGCTTCTTCAACAGCAGCTGGTATAGAAAGAATTGAAGTTACCGCCGGTGGATCAAATTATGATGCAGCTGATGTCTTTACAGTTGCTATTTCCGGAGATGGAACTAGCGCGACAGTAGTTGATGCAAATGTAACAGTAGCTAGTGGAGCAATTACCGCAATCGCAGTGAATGCAAAAGGTACAAATTACACTGTCGCTGATATAGTTATCACACATGATAACGCTTCAGGTGGAACAGCTGGTTCAGGCGCGACCGCGAGAGCAGTTATTGCTCCACCAGACGGTCACGGAGTAGATCCAATTAAAGAACTCGGTGCTTTTTACGTAGCAGTTAATACACAATTATCAGGTTCAGAAGGTGGAGATTTAACAGTTGGAAATGACTTTAGACAAATCGCACTTATTAAGAAACCTCAAAACTTTGGAACAACAGTAACAGCTACTGCTTCTACACTAAGAGCTAGAAAATCATTAGTACTAGCTACAGGTGGTTCAGTTGCAAACTTTGCAGTTGATCAAGTTATACAAGGTTCAAGCTCTGGAGCTAAAGCTTATTTAGTTGAGATAGATACTACTAATAAGGTATTATACTATTACCAAAATTCAAAAACAGGATATATTCCTT